GCGGCATTGTGATGAATATGGACAACGATGAAAGTCGCCGTTTAGTCGAATACTGTTATAGAACTACAAAAACTATGCTTAATCCAATTATTAACTGGACCGATGCGGACGTGTGGGAATTTTTGAAATACTATGGTTGCGATGGCAACCCACTTTATCGTCAGCACTGCAAGCGTATTGGCTGCATTGGTTGTCCTATGGGCGGGAGCAAAAAACAGCGTGAAGAATTTGAGTTATATCCCAAATACAAGACGCTATATATAAAAACGTTTGAACGTATGCTCAAAGCTCATGAAAACTATAAATTCAACTGGCGAACAGGGCAAGATGTATATGACTGGTGGATAGGTTCCGATGACAAGAAAGAGGGTGATTGTTAAATGAGTAATATAAAACTTTTTCAGCACCAAATAAACGGACTGAATGAAACAGCAGGTTTCAACAGAGTTGCGTATTACTGGGACTGAAATGGGTACTGGAAAAACATTCGTCGGATCGGAAAAGCTGAAACAGCTTGGCGGTCGCGTGAATTTGGTCGTTTGCCAAAAATCCAAAGTCAATGACTGGATCGAACATTTTGAAACACATTACAAAGGTTGTACGGTTTGGAATTTGACAGATAAAAATATGCTGCAACATTTTGTTTGTCAATTAAATTCGACGTGTATTCCCGACGTTGGCGTTATCAATTACGAACTGTTATTCCGACGCCCCGAATTGAAAGCCGTTAATTTTGACACGTTGATGTTAGACGAAAGTAGTTTGATCCAAAACGACACGGCGAAACGCACAAAATTCATTTTGTCGCTACAAACCGAAAACGTGATTTTGTTATCGGGTACACCGACAGGCGGAAAATATGAAAATCTGTATTCACAGTTGAAATTATTAGGTTGGGACATATCCAAAAAAACATACTTGAATACATTCGTCGAAACTCGTTTACAGAACGTCGGCGGCGGTTTGAAAATTCCCGTTGTTGTTGGATATAAGAACATCGGACGACTAAAACGAAAAATGCGTGAATACGGCTGCAATTTCTTGAAAACGTCTGAAATTTTCGATTTACCCATGCAGACATTCAACGAAATACGGATCAGCGCGACGGCAGAATATAAAAAATTCCGAAAAAATAAAATCGTTGAAATCGACGGTCAAACGCTGGTTGGTGATACATCGTTGACCGAATTACTATATTGTCGTCAATTATGCGGAGCATACAACCCCGAAAAACTCGCGGCGTTTTCCGATCTGCTGCAAAGTACGAACGATAGATTTATAGTTTTCTATAATTTCAACGCCGAACTTGACGCGCTGAAATCAATCTGTAAATTGTTAAACCGACCAACAAGCGAAGTAAACGGGCATTGCAAGGACTTGATCGCGTTTGAAAACAACGACAACGCCGTTTTGTTCGGTCAATATCAATCCGCGGCAATGGGTTTGAATTTACAGCAGGCTAACAAAATCATATATTTCACGCCGCCGTTATCGTCCGAATTATACGAACAGTCGAAGAAACGAACGCACCGTATCGGACAGGAAAAACCGTGTTTTTATTATCAACTGATCTGCAAAAACAGCGTTGAAATTGATATATACAAAACACTGTCTGAACGTCGCGATTATACGGACACGTTGTTTAAGAAAGGGTGTTAAAAATGATGATATCGCACATTTGCATGATTGGCGCAGTCATTACGGGTTCAATTCTCGTTATAGTGCAGTACATTGAAAATCTCAAAACCGCGCTTGAAACAGAGGACGACGAAACGGAGGACGACGGCGAATAATGGCAACAGGTATTTATCCACATTACAGCGGTTCAAAATCGCCGCACTACAAAAACGGGCAAAGTAATACCCGTTTGCATCGTATTTGGACGAATATAAAAACCCGTTGTTATAACGTCAACAGTCCAAACTATAAACGTTACGGCGGGCGCGGTATTGCTGTTTGTTTTGAATGGCGAAATTCGTTTGAATTGTTTTACCAATGGGCAATGTCAAACGGTTATTCCGACGATCTGACGATTGACCGAATAGACCTAAACGGAGATTACGAACCGTCAAATTGTCGTTGGGCGACGGTTGCAGAGCAACAGCGAAACAAATGAAATACACAAATATACACATACAAGGGTGTGGCATTCAATCAATGTGATGTTTGTAAATTATTCGGTGTAAAACGAACGACGTTTCAAGCACGTATCAAACGCGGATTGACAGTCGAACAAGCGTTGAAAGGGTGATAATTTATTGGTAATGAAAAGCAATTTGAAGAAAAGGTGAAACGCTATTTGAAATCAATCGGCGTTTACCCGTTGGGGACAGCACCCGAAAAAATGAACGTCGCGCCGATCGGCTATTTTGAAAAACGTTGGGGCGGCGGAACATTTACAAAATCGGGGTTGCCCGATTTGCACATCGTTGTAAACGGAATGTCTGTTGATGTTGAGTTGAAAGCACCAAACGGCAGACCGTCCGAATTACAAAAATTCGTGATAAAACAGATACGCGCCGCGGGCGGGTTCGCATTTGTTTTATACCCATCGGGGTATTTGGATTTTGTGAAATTTATTTCCAATCTGAAACACGATACATACAACCGTGAAACAACGCCCGAAATAATGAAAAGTTGATTAAAAGGAGGGACAAGCAATGTCAAGTCTGTACAGAACCATTGCACGCGGAATGATGTTTAAGAACATGAACGCGAAACAGAAGAAAATTCGCAGAGCGGAACGCAAGAAGAGACACGAAAACAAGAGGGTGAAGTAATGGCGACAATGCACGAATTGACCGTCGATTATATGACCGTGTTGAATATGGCAACGGACGGCGAAACGCCGCCCGATGTCATAGCCGACACACTCGAAGCGATCAGCGGCGAAATCGAAATCAAGGCGGAAAATTCCGCGGTAATTATGCAGGAACTGAAAGCGGAAGCGGACAAAATTGACGCCGAAATCAAGCGTTTGACAGCGCGCAAAAAAGCGTATGAAACCAACGCGGATACAATCAAAGATCGCATATACAACGCGATGAAAACAACGGGCAAGGAAAAATTCAAAACAACGCTGTTTTCGTTTACGATCGGCAAAAATCCCGTGAAATTGGTGATTGACGACGCCGATAAAATACCCAAAAAATATTTAATTCCACAGCCCGCGAAGATCGACAACGCGGCACTGAAAGAGGAATTAAAGTCGGGTAAAAAATGCAAATATGCGCATTTGGAGCAGTCCGAAAGTTTGCGTATTAAATAAATATGGAGGGTTAAACAATGGGTATTCCTATTCTGATTTTAGGTCACAGCGGCAGCGGAAAAAGTACAAGTTTACGCAATTTCCGCAGTGGTGAGATCACACACATTAACGTCATGGGAAAGCCGCTCCCGTTCAAGGGACGTTTTCGCGAAACGGTTAATTCCGACAAGTACGACGTTATCGGCGACGCACTTTCGAATATGAAAACAAAGATCGCGGTTATCGACGACGCACAGTATTTAATGGCAAACGAATTTATGCGCCGTTCAAGTGAACGCGGTTACGACAAGTTTACAGAGATCGCAAACAATTTTTGGTCGTTGGTAAACAGTGTTATATACGATTTACCATTCGATGTTACAGTGTATTTTTTAATGCACATCGACCGCGACGACGCAGGAAATGAAAAGGTCAAGACGATCGGAAAGCTGCTCGACGAAAAAATCACGGTTGAGGGAATGTTCACGATCGTTCTGAAATCAATCGTTAAGGACGGCGTTTATTCGTTCACAACACAGTCAAACGGACACGATACCGTCAAAAGCCCGCTCGGAATGTTCTCAACATACGAAATCGAAAACGATCTGAAAGCAGTTGACAACACCGTTCGCGCGTTTTGGGAACTCGATTTACCGTTTGAGTGCAGCGGCGAAATTGCAGACGCACACGATAAGGCACTTGACGAGAACGGCGGACAGATACCAACAGACACACCCGCAGCACCAACAGCAGGACGCCGCGGACGTAAGGCAGAGACAGCCGACGCAACACCAACACGCCGCAGCAGACGCACAGAGACGCCCGCAGAGGACGCCGAACCCGCAGCAGATACAACAGATACAGCAGCGGAAACACCCGCAGAGGAAATACCCCGCCGCAGTCGTCGCAGCAGACGAACAGAGGACGCACCCGCGGAAACACCTGCAGAGGAAAGTGGGACGCCCACAGCAGAGGACGCGCCCAAAACATACACACGACATCGCCGCGGTTGATTTATCAGATTTTGAAATCGACGACGGATTACCGTTTTAACGGAGAAAGGTTTTTACTATGAAATTTGAAAAGTTTATCAAGCGTGCAGGAATTAACGCCGTTATCGTCACTGATCCCGACGGTCGCAAGTGGATTTATAACGACGGCGTTGCAATGATTATTCCCCCTTGTTTCGTGGATAATTACGGCGACGCAGCGTATAAGATACCCGCGGACATTTTCGGAGCAATAAACGATATTGACCCCGATGTAACAAATCCCGCGGAACTTATCCGCGCTGAAATTCCCGCCGACGGTAAGGCAAAGGAGATCACCCGCATTTATGCGGACGGTGATTTTGAATTTGCCGTACACAATGCGGATTGGTCGTTGATCGAACGCAACGACAGCACGTTTATTGCGATTGATGATAACGACGAAACCGCCGCACTTGCAATTTATCTCGGCGAAAATATCCGCGGCGTAATTTTCCCGATTGGTTTTTCAATCGATGATCTTGACAAGATCAATTAAATTTTTGGAGGTTTTGAACAATGGCTATTGATTTTAAGAAGTTTCAGCAGCAGTTTCCCGCGGACGAAATGAAGAAGCAGACGGAGGAAGCAAAGAAGAATGAACCGCAGAAAATCCCCGACGGTGACTATCGTTGCAAGGTTGAAAAAATGGAACTGAAAGAAAGCAAAAAGGGCGCGCCAATGTGCGCAATTATGTTCCGTATTCTCGCGGGCAATCTGAAAAAGCAGTGCATTTTTTACAACCGCGTACTTGCAGGCACAAAGAACGACGGCTATATGATGAAATCAAACAACGATTTTCTCGAAAGCCTTGACAGCGGCATTGACGTGTCGTTTGAAAGTTGGGAGCAGTACAACGATCTGATCCTTGACATTGCCGAAGCGATCGACGCCGACAAGCTCGAATATATGGTAAGCGTTACAACAGACGACAGCGGCAAATATCAGACGCTTGAAATCGTCGATATTATCGAAGCATAACCAACAGCCCCGCAGCGGATCAGACAGAACCCGCGCGGGGTTATACATAATGTTTGATAAAGGAAGATGAAACAAAATGAAAGTTTTAGAGTTATTCGCAGGAACGCGCAGTATTGGAAAAGCATTTGAAGCGCGCGGACACAAGGTTTATTCCGTTGAATGGGATAAAAATTTCAAAGATATTGATTTATACGCAGACATTTCTACATTGGATCCGGGTGATATAATAGATAATTTTGGTTGTCCCGATATCATTTGGGCGTCGCCCGATTGTACAACGTTCAGCATTGCGGCTATTTCACATCACAGGCGCAAAAACCCCGAAACGGGAAATCTTGACCCCGTGAGCGATTACGCGAAATTTTGCGATAAGGTCGATAAACACGTTATCGAAATGATCAGATATTTACACCCGAAATTTTATTTTATCGAAAATCCCCGCGGCGGTATGCGTAAAATGAATTTTATGAAAGGTTTACCCCGTTACACGGTTGCATATTGTCAATACGGTGACACACGAATGAAACCAACGGATATTTGGACTAATCACCCCGAACCCGATTTTAAACCGATGTGTAAAAACGGCGATAGTTGTCACGAACCCGCACCCCGCGGCAGTAAAACAGGAACACAGGGGTTAAAGGGATCCCGCGAACGTTCGGTAATTCCCCCGCAGCTATGCGAACATATCGTTGATATTTGCGAAAAGGGTATGAAATATTACGATAGGCATGTGATATAATGCTGAATTTCTATGATTTTGAGGTATTTAAAAATGATTGGTTAGTCGTAATAATTAACCCGTTTGAAGAAACAAAAACGGTTATTGTGAACGATAAAAAACAGCTTGAACAATACTACAACGCGCATAATTCTGAAATATGGATCGGGTACAATTCCCGACATTACGACGTGTACATTCTCAAAGCGATTTTGTGCGATTTTGACCCGTTCGATGTTTCCGATTTTATAATCAATCGAAAATGTGGCGGTTGGGAATATTCGCGATTATTTCAGACGATCCCGTTGTACAATTACGACGTCGCGAAACTGAACGACGGCGGATTGAAAACCCTCGAAAGCTATATGAACCATAATATCAAAGAAACGTCCGTACCGTTCGACATTGACCGCAAATTGACGGCGACGGAGATCGCCGAAACCGTGAAATATTGCACGCACGACGTCGAACAAACGATCGAAGTATTCACCCGCCGCAAATCCGATTTTGACGCGCATATGTCGTTAATAAACACATTCGGGCTGAAATTATCCGACATATCCAAAACACAGGCGCAGTTATCCGCGCTGATTTTGGGTTGTGTGCGTCCCGAAAATGACCGCGGCGACGAATGGGACATTTCAACCGTTCCGACGTTGCGATTATCAAAATATGCGTGGGTGCGTGATTGGTTTTTTGAAAATAAGGATTATTCAAAAAATCTGACCGTCGATGTTTGCGGCGTCCCGCACGTTTTCGGGTGGGGCGGGCTGCACGGAGCGCGTGAAAAATATCACGGTCGCGGGCTGCTGCTGCACGTCGATGTAAACAGTTATTACCCGTCGCTGATGATCGAATATAATTTGCTGACCCGAAACACGCGTGATCCGAACCGATACCGCGAAATATACGAAAAACGATTAGCGTTGAAGCACGCAGGCAAAAAGGCAGAACAAGCCCCGTATAAAATCGTTTTAAACGCAACGTTCGGAATTTGCAAAGATAAATTTTCCGCTGCATACGATCCCCGACAGGCAAACAACATTTGCATAAACGGGCAGTTGTTGTTATTGGATTTACTCGAAAAATTAGAGGGTCATTGTGAATTAGTACAGTCCAACACAGACGGTTTAATTATCAAAATACCCGACACGCAGGTGGCATTTGATGAAATCGACGATATATGTTTTGAATGGGAAAGTCGTACCCGAATGGGGTTAGGCTTGGACGTTATACGCGAAATCTATCAAGGCGACGTTAATAATTATTTGTGGATCGACAACGACGGCAAATATGAACGCAAGGGCGCATATGTGCAGGAATTGAACCCGCTGAAAAACGATCTTGCGATCGTAAATATGGCGATCGTTGATTATCTAACAAAGAAAATTCCCGTCGAAACGACCGTGAATAATTGCACCGATTACGGAGCGTTTCAAAAGGTCGTTAAGATATCCAACAAATATTATGCAGGATATCACAACGGCAGGCGGTTAAACGATAAAACGTTTCGTGTTTTCGCGTCCACTGATCCGCGCGACGGGTACATCGGAAAGCAGAAAACGGCGGGCGCAACGGTCGAAAAATTCGCAAATACGCCGCTGCATTGCTACATTGAAAACGACAGCATACAGGGCGTTGAAATCCCCGCGAAACTCGACCGCGGTTATTATATCGAAATGGCGAAAAAACGGTTACTTGAAAAATTTAATGTGAGGTGTTGAACGCAGCGTTATTAAATAGTAAAAATATGAATTGGTGTACACCGATTGACTTTTTCAATCGACTTGACGCCGAATTTCATTTTGTTTTGGACGTAGCCGCAACAGATGCAACAGCGAAATGTAAAAATTATTTTACCCCCGAAACGGACGGTTTAACACAATCGTGGGAACGTTCCGACGGCGCAGTATTTTGCAACCCGCCGTATGGACGGGAGATCGGAAAGTGGGTTAAAAAAGCCTATGAGGAAAGCAGGAAACACGATACAACGATCGTTTTGTTAATTCCCGCCCGAACCGACACAACATATTTTCACGATTACATATATAAACGCGCTGAAATTCGTTTCGTGCGCGGTCGATTAAAGTTTACAGACGAAAACGGCGTTGCAGGCGACGCCGCACCGTTCCCCTCAATGGTCGTGATTTATAATGGGAGGTGTTGAACATATGGACGTTGTTAATTTGCCCCGCGGCGAAAAATACATAACTGATTTTAACGTCAATGATATTATCGCGGTTGTTTCCGATTTTTGCGGTGAAGAATTTGCGGCGGGCGTCGGTCGAACGTTTAAAGAATTGCAGGATCGCGCCGATTACGAAACGTTAAAATTCAATAGCGATATGGGCGCATACGAAGTGGAAAACGAAGATTTTAGAAATACGTTGCAGGAAATCGAAAGTTTATTGCAGCAGTACGAATATAAAATCGAACGCGGCGAAAAACGATTTACACGCGTTGACGTTTGGAAACTGTTTAATGAAATACACAAATTGATCGGAGAGGTGATTTAATATGTCAAGATTTAGACGCGGCGACGTCATTTGGCAGAATATCACGGGTAAAATGCGCCCGTGGTTAGTTGTTTCAAATAATATCGGTAATTTCCACAGCGAACACGTGAACGTCGTTCCGCTGACAACAAGCGAAATCAAAATGCACAAACCACAGCCGGCACACTGTTTAATACAGTACGGAAATATTCGCCCGTCGATCGTGTGCATGGAGGAAATCACAACGATTATTCCCGCATATGATACGCAGCTTTTTGAACATTTGCCCCGTGAAATTATGCGGGACGTTTCCGAATGTATGCGTATTCAGTTTGATGTTGAAAACAGAATTTAAAAGGGCGTGAAATAATATGGATTTATTCCGCGGTTACATACGAACAAACGGCAAAGCGGCAACCGAACCGTTTAAAAATTTACCCGACAGCGAATTGCGAACATTCGCAGGCGTGAAAAAGTTAAACAGTTACGCGGGCGTTTTGTCGGAAAATACAATTTTACTTGACATCGACGATCGCGCCGAAAGTGATATTTTTATGCGGATCGTCGAAGAAAAACAGTTATTATGCAGGGTGTACGAAACGAAACGCGGAAAGCATTTTTATTTTAAAAATAGCGGCGTTTCACGAAATGCGACGGGCGCGTTGTTGGCGTGCGGAATACACGCCGATATCAAAACAGGTGCGCGGGCGTCATATGGCACACTGAAAACAGACGGCAAAGAACGCCCGATCATTTACGATATTTTGGACGGTGAAGAATATCAGCCATTACCAAAATACTTTTTCCCCGTAAAATCAAAAACGACATTCGCGGAAATGGAAGCGGGCGACGGACGAAATCAAGCGTTATTCAATTACATATTAACGTTACAGTCAAACGGATTTACCAAAGAGGAAGCGCGGGAAACGCTGCACATTATCAATAATTTCGTGCTGTCTGATCCGCTAACTGAAAAGGAACTTGAAACGTTATCGCGCGACGAAGCGTTTCAAAAGCCGATATTTTTTGACGGCAAATCGTTTTTGTTTGACAAATTCGCGGCGTTTTTAAAATCCGAATATCACATTGTACGGATCAACGGACAGTTACACATATATGACGACGGTGTTTATAAATTGGGCTATGAGGGTATTGAAGCGTCAATGATTAAACACATTCCAACGCTGACGAAATCTCGCCGCGCGGAGGTGATCGCATACATTGAACTGTTATGCTGTAATGACGTTGAAATGTCTGACGCTCGTTACATCGCATTCCGTAACGGCGTGTATGATTTGGAAACGAACACAATGCGGCCGTTCACGCCCGACATTGTAATTACCAATAAAATAAATTGGAATTACAACCCGTCGGCGGAATGTGTGGACGTTGACAACGCGTTGAGCAAACTTGCAGTCGGCGACGAAAAAGTTTTGAAGCTGCTGCATGAATGTATTGGTTACTGTTTTTATCGCCGAAACGAATTACGTAAATCGTTTATACTGACAGGCGAAAAACGAAACGGAAAATCAACGTTTTTGTCGCTGATCGAAAATCTGTTAGGACGTGAAAATTGTACGTCGTTGGATTTGAAAGAATTGGGCGACAGGTTCAAGACCGCTGAATTATTCGGCAAATTGGCAAACATCGGCGACGATATCGGCGACGAATTTATACCAAATCCTGCGGTATTCAAAAAACTATGTTCGGGAAATACGATCAACGCGGAGCGAAAAGGGCGTGACCCGTTCGATTTTAACAATTATTCAAAACTGTTATTTTCCGCGAACAACATTCCCCGAATAAAGGATAAAACAGGCGCGGTAATATCCCGTTTGGTAATTATCCCATTTAACGCCGTGTTTGACAAAAACGATCCCGATTATGACCCGTATATCAAATATAAATTGCAGACAGAGAACGCAATGGAACATTTGATAAATTTAGGATTGGACGGTTTGCGCCGTGTGCTGCACAATTACGCGTTCACAGAAAGCGAAAATGTACAACACGCATTACAGGAATACGAAGAATTTAACAACCCGATTTTGCTATTTTTCAAGGATATCAACCGCGACGATCTGTTAAACAATTCAACTCGTGACGCGTATTTGCGTTATCAAACATTTTGTTCTGAAAACAATTTCAACGCTATGTCAAACGTTGAATTTTCCAAAAAGGTAAAACAAAAATTCAATGTTGAAATCGAGGATAAAAAAATAAACGGTAAGAAATACCGCGTGTTTGTGGAGGCGTGAAAAATGATTATTTTCGTTTTCGGAATGGTTGCCGGCGCGCTGTTGATGTGCGCATTATCCGCGGTGTATGTCGCGGGTAAATGCGACGATATGATTGAAGAAAAGGAGGACAAAAATAAATGAAAATAATTACGCCGTATTTTGAATTTATTGACGAACCCGATCCGCTGAAAAAAATTGAAATGTGTGGGCGCGTTTGCTACAAATCCGAAAGTAGGATCACAGACAGCAGCGCGGAAACGTTTGTAAAAAATCTGATCCGTCGCGGACACGAAAGCGTGTTAGAACACGCCGTATTCGTTGTAACGTGCGACGATCGCGACGCGGGAACGTTTAACCACATTTGTAACACGATCGAACACCGCGACGGCGGGCGCGTGCTGCTGAAATCGACACAGAGAACCCGCAACGTTATTTCGGGAAACGTCCGCGCGTGGCGTGATTTTATGCGGGAATGCGTGAAGCTGAACGCATTCCCGAAATTTTTGACACTGTTTGACGGGGTGTTGTTTGAAGATGTGAACCCGCTGCAATTTTGGAAAACGACAGCGGCGATCATTGACAAATCGGAATTGACACCCGACGAACGCGACGCACATTTTACCGAAACTGTCAAATTTGTTGTGGATCGTGGTATTTCACACGAAATTGTACGACACCGCACCGCGTCATTTTCGCAGGAAAGTACACGTTACTGTAATTACGGCGGCGGAATAACGTTCATCAAGCCGCCATTTTTCGACGACGCGCAATTTGTTCAATGGCTGAACGTGGTTGAATTTGTGGATCACACGTACAATTTGCTGATCGCAAAAGGAGCGAAGCCGCAGGAAGCCCGCGCCGTATTACCAAACAGCGTAAAAACCGAAATCATAATGACAGCAAACATTGAGTGTTGGAAACACTTTTTTGATTTGCGCACAGCAGCAGGCGCACACCCGCAAATGAAGCAGATTGCCGAACCGCTGAAAGCGGAATTTATTGAAAGGGGCATTTTGTAAAATGGATCAGTGTTTTTTCGCAGTCAACGACAAATACGGCGATTTTTCCCGCTGCAAAGCGTTACAGGTCGGAAATTGCCCCGACGGTTGTAAATTCCGCAAAACAGAATTTGAATATTACGCGGCAATCGCACAATCTGAAAAGCGTTTACGCGATTTGGGATTAACCGCAGTTGACAGGATCGAAGCAGACGGCAGGCACACAATGACCGTCGTAAGAAATGGGGGTGAATGATTTGGAAATAAAGAAATGTAGTAATTGCACATTTTACGAATGTGCGACCGATGATTTTCCGTGTGACACTTGTATTCGCGGCGGCGGCACGACTGAACTTTTTGACCTGATCAACAAGGGCGAAGAAGTCAATCACCCGCAGCGGTACGCAGGGGGAAAATACGAATGTATTGACGTTATGACCGACGTTTTCGGGGTGGACGCCGTGCGGAATTTTTGCAAACTGAACGCGTTTAAATATTTGTGGCGCGAACAGAACAAAAACGGCGTCGAAGATATCAAAAAAGCCGTGTGGTATTTAAACAAACTGATTGAATTATCGGAGAATACGCACGAAAACGTTTGAAATTAACGCACACGGCGTTTTTGGGGTTGGGGTGGTGAAATTTATACCCCAAAAATAAAAACGTCTGAAAACGCCGTTTATTTTGAATTTGGAGGATATACGAAAATGACAATAAATGAATATCAGATCGAAGCAATGAGAACCGCAAGCGGTACGAATTACGAACACAACGGAATGTTAATTAACGCCGCGTTGGGTTTATGTGGTGAGGGTGGCGAAGTTGCCGACATTGTGAAGAAAGCAACGTTTCAAGGTCACGAAATCGACGTTGAACACGTTGCAAAAGAACTCGGCGACGTTGCTTGGTATCTGGCAGTCGGTGCGCGTGCGATCGGGTACGATCTCGAAACCATTTTGCAGATGAATGTCGATAAGTTACGCGCACGTTATCCCGACGGGTTCGACGCTGACAGATCGCAGCACAGACAGGCGGGCGATATGTGAAATCGCGGTACAAACAAAAAATGTTTTGCACAAACGCAGACGTTGAACGCGCCGTAAAACAGGAATGTGACGCGGTAATTGATCGCGTGTATGAGAACGTAAAACAGGACGTCGCCGCCCAAATAATGGCGGTGTGTCTGACCGAACTACAAAAAGAATTTGGGTTCGGTGAAAAGCGTTTAAAACAATTTTATTCGGGCGTCAACGGGTTGTTTCGCGTTATGGCTGCTGACGGGATTTTCGGGCGCGAATTTACGCCCGTGAATTGTATTGACGCGATCCGCGAAAATTTCGGCATTGATCTTGACAAACGGGAGGGCTGAAACGTGAACAAAATTGCACCGATCGCCGCCCGCATTGTCATAGTAGTTGTGAAAGATATGCGGAATATTGCAAGGACAACGAACGGTTGCGGGAGTTGGAGCAGGACAAAAAAGCAATGCGGGGATATCAGCACGAAACGAAAATGCGGTTGCGCAAATTACAATAAAAAATTCATCTT